TGGTCAAACCAAGCCCTAGTGAGTGCTAACCTAGTTGCTTGAATTCCATCTTGAAGTGACAAACTTGGCACAATTTTTAAACATTTTAACGGAATTTTGTCAGAAAGTTGCTCAATTATGGACTTATTGCTAGCTAATGTTTTTGCACGGGCATCGTGAGGTAAGTAATGTGTACCATACACATAACCTCTTTCTCGCTCTCTTGACTGAATAATGCCTGCATAGAAAGCGATTGGTTGACCATTAGATGAGTGGTAATCAAGCAGTCTAATCTCACCATGCACCACTTGAAACCACCAAATAGCGGTATCGTCTGAGTAACCCAAGTCCCATGCTGTAAATACTTTAAACATAGGGTCATACTCTACATTGGTGACTCTGCCTTGGTCAGTAAGCTGACGCATCTCTTTACCGTAGTAAGCGCCAAGAATAGCTGATTCAAAGTCACACTCAAACTCTTGTAGGTATTGGTCTTGAGTCATTGACCTAGCAGCATCTTCCAATTCTTCTTTGGCAAGTAGCCCTGTTTGGCTTGCTCTTAGGGTTTTGGCATACCAGTTGTCATTTTTAATGGCGTTGCTATAGATGTCCCAGAAAGCGTTATGACCCTTTGGGGTTCCAATGAAAACTGCCCATCCAAGCCTGTCTGCCAACAAAGGCCGAATAATCTCACCCCAAATACGAGGGCGCATATCTGCATACTCATCTAAAACTATACCGTCAAGATACAGACCACGCAGACTATCAGCATTATCAGCACCAAATAATCGTATTCTCGCCCCATTTATTAACTCCACCCATAGTTCAGATTGATTGGCTTTAGCCATTACTGGCTTACTAAATCTTAATAGATAGTCCCATGCAATGTTCTTAGCTTGGCTGTAATAAGGTGCGACATAGGCATAACGACCATCTTCTTTGCCCTCAATGAGTGCTTTATATATCAACTCATTGATACAGCTAACAGTCTTGCCACAGCGTCTATGCGCTACGATAACTGCCCAGCGCTCACTTCTTTCATGGAAATCTAAGAATACATCACGGGGTTGGTAGTCTAGTTCTACCTCTAAGACATCATCCATATATACGCTTTGAGGCTATTTCAAGGTATTCAGGGCTTATCTCTATGCCCACAAACCTACGATTTAATTGTTTAGCTACTTTGCCTGTAGTGCCACTACCAAGAAAGCAATCTAAAACTGTATCACTATCATTTGACCAAGAAACAATGTGGTCATGGGCTAATGATTCTGGAAATGGCGCTGGATGAAGTCTTTTTACTTCTTGACCTATATGCCATATATTGCTTCTTGCTTGCCATTCTCCAAGAGTTATATAACCATAATCCCTAACATTCCCGTGTTTTTGAGTTTTTGATGCTTTTACTGTTTTCCCTGCACTTTTAATTGGCACATCTTTAATTTCATTGTATGTATTTGGTTTGCCTTTGCTTAAAACAAACATATATTCAAAGTATTGTTTATACCTTTTGTTTCTTGGGTCATGGTTAAAGCTGTGCTTGTGCCAAATCATTGTGTCATGCAAATTAAAGCCTATTTCCTTGAAATATAAGGCTTGTTTAAATGATGTTCCTGTTTCAGAGCCATTAATTGTGGCATCTCCTACCACCCACACCACTACTCCACCATCTTTAGTGACTCGATACAATTCTTTAGCTATACCTTCAAAATCAAATGAATAGCCGTTATAGGTGCGTAAATTGTCGTATGGGGGGCTTGTAACAGTTAAATCAATGCTTTGGCTTGGCAAAGACTTCATAACCTCAAGACAATCCCCTTGCATTAGTTTTATTTCTTCCAAGACACCACCATGCGTACAGGAGTCTTTTCATCACCTACTACTTCAGTCCTAGCTAACTTAGGCACAGAGTATTCAACTAAGTTTTGCACTATGTCGCAGGCTTTGGCAGGATTAGGTTGCACAATCCACTTTCCAGTAAGGTCATCAAATATGCCTTCTGCGGTGCTCTCAATCCATGTTTGTAAATAAGGTATGTTGGCATCAAGTAAGGCTTTAATAGCCTCACGAGCCTCTTGAGTGGCTTTATTAGGCACTCCTGGCTTACGACCACCAGTCTTTTTTCTAGTTTCTTCTACTTTATTGTCCATACATTCTCAAGTAATTGATTTGTAAGGGTTTATTCTATCACTCTTTAAGAGCTTTAACTTGTTCTTCAATTAATGCTTTACGGCTTACTGGTTTAGCGTTTTCTTCTAATATATCAACTGTAGATGGTTCAAATACTACAAAATTACTACTGCCTTTGCCTGCGCCTCTGCTTCCTTGGTCTAAATAGCGTATTCCAGTAAAACCTGATTCTTGCATAGCTTTGCGTAGCATTTCGGGGTCTTTGTACACTTTAGTCAATTCATAATACAAGTCTTGACCATCAAAATGCTTGTTTTCTAATGCCCGATTTATTGCTTGGTCAAATCCTTTGGGCAAATCTTTTCTTGCGCCTAAGTTTTTGATGTTTTGCAATACTGATGGTTGTTGATTTAATGGTATATCCCAATTAAGCATACTGGGAATTTGTTCATCAGGTATATCTACTTTGTATAAATTGCCACCTAAATCTACAGTAGCACCTTGTTTTTCCCAATTTTTTAACACATCCACAGCTTGTTCAAATTGCTTTGGATTATTTGCAGAATTTTTTAATTTTGTTAATCTTTGTATTGAATGCTCAATAGGGTTTTCTATTTTGTTTAGAAATGCTTCTTCTAACCATGCTTTTGCAACATCTTCTGGTGTTCCAGTTGCAGGAGATGTAATTCTTTGTCCGCTTTTTAAAACAATTTCTGGGTTAGACAAAGCATTTTTGTATTCTGTAGCTACAGCAGGTGACTCTGCAAAATACATACCTGGCCCATAAGACTGATTTCCTTCGCCAGTACCTATTTTACTTATATCAAATTTACCTAAAATTTTATGTGGAGTGCCGTGATAAGCCATCATTCCCACAATAGGGGCTTGCATGGCTAATTCATTCATTGCTGCTGGGTCGCCCTCTAACATCATAGATTTAAAGGTATTGCCAGGGTATGCCCTAGCTAATAAATCCATTTGATGTTGCTGGTTTTCGTTAAATTTCTGCGGAATAGACTTAATATGCTCTGCCAAAGCTGTTGTCATTGGCGAATTTACTGGCGCAGGAGTGCCTAATGTCCCGTCTTGGGCATATCCAGTCTGCCTAAGAGCGTCTGCCAGCGTAGCCATTATGCTATATCAGCGTCATGCAGTTTATTCATAGCTGACAGTAATGCAGCTTTACGCTTCATACGCTTGTTATTCAATGGGTTAAGCAAGTCACCTTTACCGCCTACTGCTAGTTCTTGTGGTTTTGGCTTATTGCGGGCTACTTCTTGCTTTTCAAGAGTTGACTCTTTATGTGGGCGCAACATAGCATCTTCTTTTTTATAAGCTCGGCTCATGTGTTTCATTGTGTTGCCTTTACAAGTTCTTGAAATGTGCCTCTATTTTATTACATATATCCTGTAACTTGCTAGGGTATTCTTTACGCATTTGTAAAATTCTAGGGCGTAATGTTCTAATATTTTCTTTAGCCTCTGCAACTTCTTTTGGGTCTATACTGTAAATCCAATGCTTTCCAAGCTCATTTTCTTGCACCCAAGGCAAATGTTTGGTTAAAAAGAATGGCATAGCACCACATAAAGCAGCGTCTACATTGATAGCTGACATTTCATCATAAGTGTAGAAAATATTGCTTAATTGCAGTATTCGAGCTAATTCCGGCTTTTTTTCAGGCCATAACCTTGTTATTTCTACGCAATCCCTTAATGGGCCACATTGTTGACGTAAATGTCCTTTGCCAACATAAAAACTGTTAAATCGTTTTGGTTCTTCTGTCGGTTTAAAGGTGTCTAAATCACATATAGGGTAAAAAAGGACATCACAGTTTTCTTTATAAACTTTTGAAAAAGCCAACGGAAAATCGGTTGGTGACCAATCTATTCCAGGCCCAGCAAAGAAACCTTCGGGGGCAAGAAAGTACCTTACTATCTTTTTGGCGTTTAATGGGTTACCTCTTACGCCTTCTGGGTATATAACAATAGCTTCAGGGTCGTGACCTAATGGGGTATTCCATTCTAGGTTTATACGATAAGGCGGCTCATACAAATGCAGTTTTGCTGTGTGGCCTAATTCATTTAATGCGTGGCATAAATAGTGGCAATACCAATGACCGCCACTTTTATCAGTATAAGTTGGTGCTGCTACTGTAAATTTCAATTACTCGGCTTCTCGCTTTCCAAGGAATTTACCGTATGCTTCTTCAAGACTAGCTTTGCGTTTGCCTTTAGCATTATCACGCTCTACATTAAGTGCAATAGCTACTGCCTGTTTTTTAGGCTTGCCGGCTTTCATCTCTGCTTTGATGTTCTTACCTACGCTTTGGGCGCTTCCTGATTTATCGAGTGGCATGATATGTCCTTATTTCAAAAAGCGTAGTTTGTAGAGGGTAGAGTCAATAAGCTGGGCTATTTCATCAATAATATTCTGAATTTGTGTTTCTTGCGGCAAATCTTTGCGGGCATCATCTACAAAATTCTTCAATGATTCCATATACTTAACAGCTTCTTTAGGCTGATGATAGACGCTTGGGAATGTTTTAATCTGCTCATAGCAACCCATGTAAGACTCTACTAGGTCATCTACCAATTCCACGATTTCCTCGTAATACTCTCCCAAAGCCATGTGCTTAGAAAAAGAATCAGTATTCCAATGGAAAAAATGGGTATTAGTAGCGCTATGCAGCATCGTAGCAGCAAACATTGCCATGTTGTCATTCATATATCACTCCAGTTTGTACGATTTTAACAAATCTATAGCTTCTTGCTCGTTATTTACCCTAAATAAATCGCCACCTTTCCAACCAGCTATAAACTTTAATTGGTCTGGCGTAAAGTGTTTATCGACACCATCTTTAACTTCTATTAAAATAGTGTGGCCTTCATAAGCCACAAGTAAGTCTGGTATTCCTTTGCCAACCATGTGCAATAGGTATACATCAGCACCATTATCTCGTAGCGCTTTTACAACACTTGCTTGATTTTTATCAACTTTTTTTGCGAATGACATATTTTAGGTTAGTATTTAGTAACTTATTGATTATAGGGGAATTTAATGGCTGGTTATCATTTAACCGATGAAGAATGGATAGCTTCTTGGAATAAAATAGGAAGCCCAGCAGAATTTGGCAGAGTGCATGGAATAGCGGTAAGAAATGTAATGGCTAGGCGCAGGTCAATAGAAAGTCGTTTAAAAATAGAATTACCTACTTTTGCAAGCCTAAACCCAGCTTACGCTAAAAAGATTGAGCAAACACCTGGTCATGTCCGTAGAGGCATGGACATAGAAAAAGGCCGTGTCATTGTATTTAGCGATGCACACTTTTGGCCTGACGATACCACTACAGCGTTTAAAGCCCTGTTAGAAATGATTAAAGAGTTTAAGCCTACAGCCATAGTCTGTAATGGCGATGCACTCGATGGGGCTAATTTAAGCCGTTTTCCACGCCAAGACTGGAATAAAGTCCCAACAGTCAAAGAAGAATTAGACGCTTGCCAGTATTTCTTGGGCGAAATTGAAGCTGTAGCCAGGGGCGCTAAATTGTTTTGGCCTATGGGCAACCATGACCAAAGGTTGGAAATGACCATTATTGCCAACCTTCCATCATTTGAGGGTGTGCGTGGCACTTCTTTGCGTGATTACTTTCCTATGTGGCAGCCTTGCTGGTCGTTTTGGATAAATGAAGATACTTGCATTAAACACCGTTGGAAAGGTGG